CGTCCCTTTAGATAAAACCGATTGTAAAAGATATCACTATCGGTTAAACGGGGCCGTGGGTAAGAGAATAAACTCTTATCCCACGGATACCCGGCATAAAGGGACATAGGTACTAACGAGCGCTTGAAGGGAATTGGCCGATAAAGATCCGAGTTGACGCGACGAGAGCGAATTAGAGAAGGATTCCCATCTGGATAGCGAGCGGCCAATTCTGACCACTTGCCAAACAGACGAGAATGTGCCTTAACTAAGGCCTCTGCTAGCTTTCGATCCCAGTCAAGGAGCCCGGGGTCGAACTCATCACGAGCAAGATCACGGAACTTCATCTCGTAGATCTCCCCAAGACGACGCTCAAAGGCATCGTTGAGGGAGGCGAACATTAATGCTCGCTGCCCGGCCCACAGGCGTTCAGAGAACTCCTGTTGATCAATCCAAGCTCCAACCTTAGCATCCTGCAAGGATACCAGGTTTTGGTAAACCCAGAAAGACGGTGAGAACACCAACAAGGGTGCTGAGATCACACCCCAAAGGTCGGTCCCGAATAAAACAGATCGTTTCCAAAAGTTGGAAGAGATTTGTTTCTCGAGATCCCGCGCCGAAGGTGGCGGGGTCTCAGACTGAAGAACCCCAAGTAGTAGACTACATAGGGTTCCTCAGCTTATTCTTAATACGGGCGGGTGGAAATAGCTTGATCCAGACAGCCTTATAATAAGGCCCACTGGCGCTACTCCACAATCCTCCGTTAGGACCAAAGACCGATGAAAGGATCGGTTTAATCTGGCGATTCATCCATGACAATGGACGAATCGTTCGAATGAACCGGACCAGATCTCGCACAACGCTAGTAGGAAAGACAAAATTACGTTGAATGGCATCTTTGAAAAGAGTTGCCATCATACGAGGATTGCGAACAGTTGCAAGAACTAACCCTGGACCTAAGGGAGAAATATCCCCTAGGGTAGGATCAATCCATCTTTTAGCAAACTCACATGTTCCACCATTTATCTCGAAGGATTTCGAGAGATTGATGGTAACACCTAGGCTTGTTATCAGATCCAGGTAGGCACCCGCTACGGTCTTATCCGCAATGATAATATCATCACCGAGAAGAGCGTAATGAGCAAACCACCCGGTCATTCCTGTACGACGAGCAGCAATCTGCACCAACAAGTGGTGAGACACCGCTAGTATGGCCCAGGAGGACAAAGCCCCCATGGGTTGACCAACCGCGTAGAAGACAGGTTCCTTACCAAGGTACCAAGGCCGCACTACAAGTAATGCCGCCCAATTCAGAGCCCAAGAGACACCTAGTGCCTGGAGGACCTGAATTTGGAACGCAATAGGAAGTCTATCCGTCGCTGCTGAGAGATCATAGGAAAAGACCGGAGATCCGGAAGCACGAACATATGATATGAGACGATGGACTGGGGCCAACTGATCGAAGGTCCCATCCTGGGGAATTTCACGTAGAATGTCAAACAGAGCTTGATGGAGAGGGGCCAATAAGGTCTGACTCCACCAATCTGTAATGGCAACTACGCGGACTTTACCCCGCGCCTCAAACAATTGTACGAGCTTACCAAGACGACCAGGTATTTTCCCTGACATCAGTAACAATGGAACTAGAGGAAGAGAAACCAGTACTGTGAATAAGTTCCAAGTTAGTAGAACCCAAGCCTTCTGTGCCCATGCAATTGCGATCCAATGATACCACACAAGTGGATCTCTAAGGAAAGCAAGAGCATCAAGGCCGGCAGACCAGGTTGAACGTTTGAAATTAGGACCAGCACTCTCCGAAAGGTAAGTCCACGTGACCTTCGCAATAGCGAGACCACGGGGTAACAGACCTACGGCCTGACTCACTTCCCATACGGCTAGTGTGGCCGCCGCACCCGAGAATGGACCAGTAATGGTACTCATTTTCAGGTTCGGGCAGCAGCCGATCACTCTGTAAACCGAAAGGATGGTCAAAGTCACGCGAATCACCCGCAACGCATAAGCCTGATCCTCACCTCGTAAGAGGACGAAGATTCGGCGAAGCGGGGCAGGGAGAAACGCTGGTAGACCATACCGAGTAAGACGGACACGCACAGTCGGTGTCGACTCTACGTACGGCTGTCCTCCAACCCATAGAACGATAATACGGCAGGAGAGTGCAAGATACTGGGTAAGCCAGAGGCTCCCATTAACCTTCCACAACTCCAGCACGCGATCGTGCAAGGGTTGAAAGCATGTGCTCCACAACTTTCGAAGCCCTATCAACCAGACTGGCAACATCATGAAGAACCGAAGCTCTCGCTTACGGATCCAACGTGAGTTGCTCGTTAGCCGACCTTGTGTAGACTTAGAATTCATTATGGATTTTGAGAATATATAAGTGTCGACATCTGACGAAATCTGGGGGCTCAAAGTTGAGTGACCCTCCCCATTAAAGAGGCAGATCCGGCAGGGTGGCTTCACCACCATTAGCTTGACTACCACCCCTGTCAATAGGGTGGCTGTCCTCAGTCGATGTGCT